CACTATGACAGCAAAGGGGAAAAGTTAAAAAAACCATATAAACACACCCTCCCTGTAATAAAATCAGACATTAATTTTAAAACAGGCCCCAATAACTTAAATGATGATGGCTCCCGAAAATACGCCCATTACACTCATTCGAAAAAAACGAATCTGATCTATTTCAGCCGGGATAACCAAAGAAAGGCGGTTCACCCCACCCAAAAACCCGTTGAACTCATGGAGTATCTTATTAAGACGTACACGAATGAGGGGGAAAGGGTTCTTGATTTTTCCATGGGCTCCGGCACAACCATTGTTGCATGTCAGAATCTCAACCGCCTTGGTGTTGGCATTGATAACGGTTATTGCGAAAAGAAGAAAGTGGTGAACGGGGTTTACATTGATGGAATGTCATGGGTTGATGTTGCAAAAAACCGTTTGGAGGGGAAAATATAGTGTGGATTAATGTAAAAACAGGATACACTTTCGGGCAAGTTTACGGACACCTGGACCAGGTGGCGGAAAAACTTGCCAGGTTCGGCACGTCCGGAGGAATGGCGGACAGAAATAACACCTTCGGGCACGTCAGGTGGAAAAAAGCCTGTGATAAAGCCGAGATAAAACCCATATACGGGGTGCGGCTTCACGTCGTTAACGACCTGGCGCACATCCGGGAGACGAAGAACAGGAGACATAAAGTTAATGAGATGACGTTTATCGCGAAAGATTCCCACGGGCTGGCGGAAATTTACGAACTGGTTAATATCTCCGGGAAAAAGTTTTACTTCCAGAACCTCCTCGAATACAGTGATATTCAGAACCTTTCACCTTCCGTGGTCATGTTCTCGGGTATTGCTCCTGACTGGGATTTGATGCCACATGGCAATGTTTACCAGGAAGTCGGCCCGCATATACCAGCCAGCATATGGAAGGCTTCAGAGGCCCCTTTGATCGCATCCATAGACAATTTTTATTTGGACCCCTGGGACAAGCCCGTTTATGAACCGTTCGCCGCCGATCGGAAGAGAGAGAGGCGCACGACTATGATGCACATCCCGACACCCAGGGAATGGTTGAATACGTGCCCCAGCGCTGAAGCGTTCCGAAACCTACAGGTGTTAAATGAAGAGTGCAACGTCGAGCTTCCGTTCGCCCCCATGGTGAAATATGTTGGAAAAGACAAGATCGACATTTGGTGTGAAAAAGGAGCAAAGATCCTGGGGGTAGATATCACGAACCCAGGGGAATACCGGGACAGGTACCACCGGGAAATTGACCTCATTAAAAAGAAGGATTATGTCGATTATTTCCTCGTAACTGCGGATCTTATCCGATACTCGAAAACGAAAATGGCCGTAGGCCCTGGGCGTGGTTCGGCCGCTGGGTCGCTGGTATGTTATCTCATGGGGATCACCACGGTGGACCCAATAGTTTTTAACCTGTTCTTTGAGAGGTTTCTCGATCCGGGTCGTTTCGATGCCCCTGATATTGATATTGATTTCCAGGACGACAAGAGACATCTTGTTATGAAGTATCTTTCAAGAAAATACGGGGAACAAAACGTGGCCCAGCTCGGAACCGTCGGTCTCCTGAAACCGAAATCCGCAATAAACCTTTTCTCGAAGGCTCTAAAATTGCCTTTCGAAGCCACCGACGAAATAAAAGAATCCATCCCGGAGGGTTCCGCCGGTGACTCTCGGAAAAATAAAACCATTGATGATTTTTTTGAAAAGTCTGATATCGGAAAAAGGTTCGCCAAAGAGTTTCCCCGGATGATCCCCGTCGCAAAGATAGAGGGGCACCCATCCCACACCGGGGTTCATGCGGCGGCTATAATCGTTTGCAATTCTCCAATTTCGAAATATGCCGGTATCTTGTCCGTAAAAAATGCCAGAATCGCAATGGTGGATAAAAAAGATGCAGAGGTGGTCAACCTCCTGAAAATTGACGCGCTGGGTCTTCGAACCATGACCATTTTGGCCCACGTTTGCGACCAAATAGGAAAGCCCTATGATTGGCTTTATGAAATCCCCCTCGATGATCCTGGAGCATTTAGGGTGTTCGCAGACCACCGCTATGATGGTATTTTTCAATTCGAAGGATCAGCGGTCCAAGGTCTCGCGAATAGCATGCCAATCGAATCCCTGGAAGATATTTCCGCCTTGTGCGCCATCGGTCGCCCCGGTCCCATGGGGTCAGGTGCAGCAGTAAAGTTCTGCCGGGTCCGTCGGGGAGCTGCCCCTGTGACCCAACTATCAGACCACCCCCTGGTAATAGAGATCTGTAAAAAGACTTTCGGAATGATCATCTATCAGGAAACCATGCTGGAGCTTGCCAGGAGATATGGAAAATTCTCTTGGGGGGAATGCGGTAAGCTCCGAAAAGGTGTATCAAAATCCATGGGGGCAGAGTTCTTCTCGGCTTTTAAAGAAAAATTCATTTCCGGAGCTGTCAATAATGGCGACACTGAAGAGGCTGCAAATATTGTTTGGGAAGGCATACAAACTATGGGTGGTTATGCCTTCAATAAGTCACATTCCGTCTGCTACGGGCTTATTTCATACCTTTGTGCGTACATGAAGGCCCATCACCCGCTTGAGTTTGTTGTCGCAAACCTCAATAATGCAAAAAATAACATGTCGGCAAGGAAGATATTGAGAGACGGGGTTGAAAAAGACGATCTCCAGTGGTGCCACTTTGATCGGGAACGATCAGATAGGGCGTGGACGGTCCATGATGGGGTTATATACGGCGGTTTATGTTCGATCGATGGAATGGGCCCAGCAAAGGCAAATAAGGTCTTAAAAGCCAGGAGAGATGGGTCGAAACTAACCCCCGCAATTGAAAAAGCTGTATCTTCCGGTATCACTCCATTTAAGTATCTGTGGCCAGGTCGGGAGGTATACGGGGACATATACGAAAACCCCCAGGCCCACGGGCTGAATGGTGCCATCCATTATATCAAGGATTGCAAGGGTGACGGCACCTTTACTTTTATCGGGTGTTTGCTCTTTAAACAGATGAAAGACGAGAACGCCCCGGAAAAAGTTTCACAAAGGGGTGGAAAGTACTTGACAAAAGATTCCCAATCCATTAATTTGCGACTTGAGGATGATACCGGGGAAATGGTGGTAAAGATAAAGCGTCAAGATTATCTCCGGTTTGGAAAGGAAATTGCGGAAAGAGGGAAAGAGGAGAAAGACTGGTATATGATCCATGGAAAAAAGATAAACGGTTGGGGAATACTTTTCGTTGAAAACATTAAAAAAATAACAAGGGAGTGGACATGATAAATACGATTAATGAATTACGAGCTTTGTCGGGAAACGCCCAGATCGAGGCCATGAAAACACACCCGGAGATAAAAAACCTTCTCCGTCTGGCCTATGATCCGTTCATAAAATTCTACATGACCGGAGATAAGGTTCCAAGAGTTTTTGGGATTCCTAATGAAGACGGAGGAACACTCTTTTTCGAAAACGGTAATATTGATCCCGAGGGGCGAGCCATTCTCCTTGATCTCCATAAAAGGGAACTTTCCGGGAATGCCGCTTTTGAGGTTGTTTGTGACTATCTCGTCACCTTGACCCCGGATAGCATCGACCTATTCAGGTGTATTTTGAGCAAGGATCTGCACCTTGGGGTCGGTGTCAAGGGGATAAACAGGGCTTTCCCAGGGCTGATCAAGACAGCCGACAACGGAGCGGACAAACCCCCCATCATGTTGTGCAAAACCCTTGATATCGAAAAGGTGGTTTATCCCGTGGTCGCCGCCATCAAGAAAGACGGGACCAGGGGGCGGGTGGCCTATGGAGAGTCGAGGATCCAGACACGGGCCGGTCACTCTTTAAAAGGGATGTCACACCTTGAGGAAGAGCTTGACCAGTATCCTTTTGAAAAGGATGGAGAGGTTGTTATCCCAGGGATGATCTTTGATGAGGGATCCGGAAAAGTCCGCAACCACGCGGAGACGCCCGACGCCGTGTTTTGGATATTCGACGTTCCCAATGTCCAGGGAGGCAAGCTCACTCGATTAAAGTTTATGCGGGAAAACATAGAGGAAACGGACCATGTAAAGGTCGTGGAGCACCGGACATGCACCAATGAAAAGGAGCTTGCCTCCTTTTACGAGGAAGCCCTTTCCGCCGGGGAAGAGGGTCTTGTGGTCTATAAAATTAAGCATGACTATCGGGATGCCCGTTCCATGGACTGGTGTCGGATGTGTCCTGTAAAGTCAGCCGATTGCCGGGTTCTTTATTTCGAGGAGGGGAAGGGTAAGTTTCTTGGGTCCATGGGTAAAATGGTGGTCGAGTTCTGCGGCCACGAGGTAAAGGTTGGCACCGGGTTCGTGGAGAAACCTTTCGGGGAATTATCCCCTGGCCAGACCCGAAAAATGTTAAAAAAATACGGAACCCAGGGTGCATATGAGCGCAGACGAAGGTGTTATCTGTGGGCGAACGCCGACAATTTTCAGGGTATGATAGCTGAAATTGAGTTCAAGGAAAAGACAAAGGTCGGTTCTATGAGGCAGCCAAGATTTAAAGGATGGAGGTTAGATAAAAATGAAGTCAATACAGATTAAAAAGGTGGAAAAATGAAATGTAAAAAGCATGACACCCCAATGGAAATGGCGCCTGGAGGGCACTTTTATTTCCCCGATTGTGAGGCGGAACAGCCATGGTGTGACTCGGAAGATTGTTACGTCGTCGGGTGTGAGGGGATGCAGGGAGATATGGATTATCGGGACGGAGTCTGGCATTGCGGCATTTGCGGGGCTGTTCAATGAAAGTCGGAATTGATCCGGGGCTAAACGGGGCCATCGCTTTTTATGAGTCCCCGGAAAAGATATGGCTCTTTGACATGCCGACGAGAATCGTCGAGTGGAAAAAGCCGAAGATAAAGAAGGTCCTGAGGGGTAGAGGATCCACAAAGAAAGAAGTGAAAGAGGAGACTCATAAGAAGAGGGTAGATGTTCGAAAGCTCGCTCAGTGGATCAGGAATGCTCCACACCCGGTCGAACGTGTAACCCTGGAGATAGTTCACTCCATGCCCCGAGATGGGGTCGCCAGCGCTTTTTCATTCGGCGGTGCTTTTTATACGGCATTGTCCGCCATTGAACTTGCTGGGCATGATCCGGTGATGGTATTTCCCCAGGCGTGGAAGGGCCCCATTGGATTGGTCGGAAAGGGGAAGGACGCGTCCCGGCTCCTGGCCCTGGAAAAATACCCCAACCTTGCGGAAAAACTCCGAAGGAAAAAGGATGTCGACCGGGCGGATGCCCTGTGGATAGCGCTTCATGAATTTAAATTGAAGAAAAAGTAAAATAAGCGTTGACAGCCCCTTTTTGTTTCGCTATTCTGGTTTTAAGTTAAACGAAAAACAAACAAGGGAGACCGAAAATGAAAAAGATCATGCAGACAGCCCACACAATCAAAAAAGCAGCATCGGTAAAATGGGATTGTGCAGGATCAGAGATCATTTTCGGAATCTGCCTCTCAATGGCGCACAAAGGTGAGGAGATTAAAATGGAGATCGAGAATACAAACGAATTCTGGAAAAATGGTCAAGCTATAATCCAGGCAATAGCGGAAAAGAAAGTTGCTGGGACGGAAAAGCAAATGGCATACATCGAAAAGTTAAAGGCCAGGAGAATAGAATACATTAAAGATTGCCTGAACGATTATTTTACGGACGAAGAACTGGAAGAAAGTCGATCAGCAGGGGACGAGGACGAAACCGAAGGATACTTCGTAGAATCGATTACAAAATGGAACGGTGCCGGATCCACAAAGCCTGTTTCGGTAGAATCCTTTATCGAAACCCTCCGAAAAAGGGACGCAAGTGGTTTCATCTCTATCTTAAAATGACCTAAATCGCCCGGCAACGGGCAACAAGGAGAACACCATGTTTTATACAGAAAAAGATATCACATCAGCCACCGAACTTTTTACAGACTTTCACTCAGACGGGAAAATTACTCCCTACGTTAACCGGACCACCGACGATGACGGAAACATCCTATCTTTTTATCTGGGTATGGAAGATGAGAATGGAAATGCCGTTACCGGATTCGACGATCATTACGAAAACAGGTAGTCACGTTTCATAAAAACAGTTTGCCGGGCGCTCGAAAGGGTGCCCGGCTTTTTTTGTTTAAGTTACCATGTGTTCAACTGAAAACACTTCCATGAATAGGCATCGGCCCCGGTCTGCATACACATTTCCATGCAGGACGAATTCGAGGTGACGCGATATCTAACTTTTCCTACGTTTTCCACTGAAGCCGTTTTATCGATCGCGGCCAATCGTGGCTCATATGGAAAATCAACAGAGGACACATGGTCGGAAGCGATAGCGACCGTTTCCCCCTCCCCCTCAATAGAATAATTCCAATCCACCCCGTCAAAGTAGATGTGATAAGACTTATTATAATTGTTCAGAGTGGCTGAGTGGATCGTTGAACCACCGGAATCTTTTATATATATTTTGCACGCTTTATTGGCGACGTTAAAAGTTTTCGATTGGTCCCGAACCGTAAAGGGAGATTCGATTCCATAAGGTATCGTTATCTCGCATTCTCCCCCCGAAGTATCCACGATGTAAGTGGACAGAGCCTCGTGAGTTAGGGTGCCAGATACCTCTACGGTATTGTCGGTGACCAACATGTCAAAATCGAACAGTTGCCCCTTTACTTTCCCATATGGTTGAGTGGCATCCCCTTTTATTGCCCAGGGGGAAACAGAGTCCATGACTGTAATGTAGGTTTTATCTTTCTCTCCTCCGAGGGGGGTCTTCGGGCCACCATAATATTCCGAAAAATAATAACTGAAATCGTCCCCGGTCGTTTTACCGTCGAACAATGATACGGGAAGGACCATATCCAGAAGAAGGTTATCTTCAATTCTCACGCCTACATAAACACGGATCCGCAAAGGCGCGGACGGCACAACACTTCCAATCGTATGTGTCAACATCCATGTCATGAAATTAGCTGTGTAAGGGTTTGGAACTTCATGTTCGTACACCCCGTCGACAAGAGGAGCCAGATAGTCGACAATACCATCATGAAAGGGCAACTCCAGATTAGGGGGGCCATACATCCGCATCACAGACAATGGTGTTATTGTCCCGCCTGTTCCGTAAGAGTAAAAGGGCAATAACCTGAACTCTTCATCATCCCTGGCCAATCGATAGGCCAAAGTATTTCCGGAATCCATTACAAAAACCTGGTTACCAGCTTGCAAAGATGCAGAACCGATGTGGAACGATGAAAACAGCCATTTTTCAGCGTTGGTGCTGTATTCTTTTACTGATGTTTGCCCTGACTCATCGACACTTAATTTAAGGTCGCCGTCGTCGGGGTTTACAAGGCTCCCTTTTATGATCATCTCCCGCCGGAGGTTTGTTATTGGTACACTGTTTCTCCAAATACCCATAAAGACACCTCTATATCACCAGTTCGAGGGTTACGGTCCCGCTGGTTCGGACGAAGCGGACCGCTGACACCTGAGACATTAGAGAATCTGCTGTGGTAGATGTTACGGATCCAGCCTCCCAATCCTGCCAGTTCGCAGTGTCAGCTACGACAGCGGCGTCTGGGCTCGTGGAAACCTGAACTTTACCCTCCCCGGAAGTGATAACCAGTGCAGCAGTCAGGGTCCCGATCCTACCCAGCGGGGGAATCGGTATCGGATCGGAATTTGTGCCCGCTGACATCGTTTCGGTGTACTCCCAACCTAAAAACCGGCCTTCCCTTTCAACTAAATTTCCCATTTTCTATACTCCTATTAAAATTTTAGAAACGAGGGCAATCGCCGCAGTGACGATTGTCCCCCATATCATTCTCTGCTGGATGACCACTCCTTTTACCGGTGCGGTTTTCACTGCTATCTGAACTTTCAGATCAGCATTTTCTCTTTTCAACTCTTTTATTTCTTTATCATGAGCGTCTTTTGCCCTGAAAAGAAAATCGTTTTGCTGCTGAAGATTAGCTATCATCTCCTTGTGTACTCCGATACTTGCCAGGGATTCATGAATCTTTTCGAGCTTATCATCTTGTGATTTTAGTCTATCGAGAATAAGTTCTAAAGTGGTAGCCACGGTGTTTTTGCCTCCTTTTGCTAAAAATTAAAAGTTAAAATCTATCTTCGGGCGTCGGGATCATCGAATAGGTGTACCCGACAGTATCTTTAAATTCAGCTCCACAATATGGATGCTCTCCTAATATGACCATGCCTGGGCCAGTTAGTTTAATGCAGTCGAGGGCTTCCCCTGTCACTTCTGACGTAAGTATTATTTGAGACATGATCCGCATGGATGAGTTCCAGGTTTTTGAGTTAAATTCTGGGTTTTGGCCGTTTTCGTCTGTGACTATATACTTGCTCTTCATATAATCTTCTGATCCGGTAACTCCGTCGACCCAATAAGCAGATTTTCCGGGTTGGCAACACCCATAGCTGCAACTCCCTTGATATGGAACCTCACTGCAATTCGTGCTCGTCCAGTATAACCTCCCGAGCTCAGGATCAGTTCTTTCGTACAGGCCGAAAGGGCCACTCGCGATATAGTAGCGATGCTTAGAGGCGATTGGAACAATCTCGCCGCCTCCGAACTGCTCCTGCCAATCTATTCCCAGACCATAGTCTCGGACGTTTATCACTGGAATTGAAAAAGGCCCTCCTTTCGTTGGCGTAGATTCAAGAAGTTTCAAGTCTGTAAATGCGACCTCGAAACATTTATAATCGACTCCTTCAATTGTGATATCTGATTCGGAACCCTCAAGTAGTTTCGTCGTGGCGAACATATCCACGACCTGTTCTCTCAGGTGTCGTACCTGAACTGTCCCTGGGGGAGCCCCACCGAACGGACTCTCTTTATAGACCGTGTCAATAAGGATACCCCCAGGACTGGGAGCTATTGTGGAGGCGCTAAAGTACAGGTTCTCCTCATCATGTAGCTTAACGTCCACACTCGGACCCTCGATAAAATCATCGAAGGCTTGGCGGTCCATTTCGAAAGGCCCAACCATTCCCCTTACATCCTGGAGATCGAACTCAGGAGGTGGAGGGTGTTCGTCTCCATATACTTTTTCTTGAACCCCCCCTATGCCGGGAATACTAAAGCGCATCTCTTCCCCACCCTTTTCCGCGTTGTCTCCGTTAAAAAATGGTCTGATGAAAAACCGAGCAGTGCACGGTTTTGGCTCTTCCTTAAACCCTATGATTTTCGGACCTGACCAATCCTGCCCCTCAAACATGACGAGGACTGTATCACCCTCCTCGAAAGCACCCGCATTGCAGTCCATATAATCGATCTCGACCCGGGACAAAGTCTCCGTTTGGTTAATATTTAAATTCTGTTGGGATGATTTAATGCCTTCCAAAGTAACGTCAGCGGTGTCCTCGTCAGTGTTTATAGAATCGATAGTCGCGTATCTAAAAAGAGGCTTCCATTTTTGCCAGCCAGGGAGCATGGCCAGGTTATAAAAGGCCCCACTGGCTGGCAGGGTCCCCGGAGGGGTTAATTGACCGTCCCTCCCTTTTTTATACACCTGACCCCCACTGAAACCGGGTTGAATTTGAATATTCCCGACTTCTCCAGGGACCTCGATGGTGCCGACCTCGCCACTTATCTCCTCGGTAAGGTCGGCACACCAGGCATCGATGGAGTAGTCATCAGGCATATCACCGCTCAGGGACTCTCGTTCTTTTTCACATGACGTTATCTTCAACTTTATGACCTGCCGGTCAATGTATTCAGTGGTTTCTTGCAGTTGTTTCTCGAGGGCCTCAATATTGCTCTCGAGCTTGGCTTTTCTCGAATCATAAAAATCCCTATTGTACTGCACTTCTATAGTGTATTGGCCCTCGCCGTCATCGCTTATGATCCGCCCTTTACCCATTTTATGCCTCCGAAACCTCCATGTTTTGGGCCATTCCATTTCTCGTGGCCCTGAAATAATAGGATATGACATCTGCCGAAAACGTTTCTCCACCAATCGTAGCCGTGTCCCCAGGGGTCAGTGTTAAGCTCGGAACTGCCAGACGGTACCTAAATTTTCCGTCGGTTATATTTTTATACATGACGCCTTCAAGCTCTATCTCTTTCGGGGTAAACGTTTCCGTTTTGTGCCCGGAAAGAGTCACTGACGAATTTACCGGACCTTCATCTATTCTAACAGAATCGAGAGAGGCATCGACCACCAGACTTTGGCGGACAATGCTTCCGTCCAGTTTATACGTCAGGTACACTTGTAGGGTGCCTTTCGCCCTGTCATTTATGGCAGGAACATAGCTCATCCCAGGGATAACCACCTGCAAAAAAGATGGTGCTCCATTTCTTCGGCTCGCCTGAAAAGATGAGATCGGAATCTCAATATCCGTGGTTCCATCACCATCACCGGTCAGAACGAAATAATAAAATTGAGTAGCAAAATCAAGATTAAATATTTTTATGTCGTCAAAAGAAATTTCGGAATCCGAGGTAAAAGCCGGGCAAATAACCGCTCGAATAATTGAGGGCACTCCTAATGCTGTGTCCACTATCGGGTGGCCTTGCTGGGCCTCTCCACTGGATTCACCATTAAAAAGCCACACATCAACCCCTATCCCGGATTCCACCGCTGAAACGCTCTCCAGCGCTGGGAGACCAATAAAAGATCCTATCACGATATCATCGACACCCAGGGCAGAGCTAACTTCGACTGGGCTCGAATACAGTGTAACGTCAATAATAGGGTCAGGAACTATCCCGGTCGCCATAACAAGTGGTTGGAGATCGAGCGCCGCGCTAACCAGGGATGTTAGTTCCTGGGATATTTGAATGGGTTCGAGAACCGAAATGCCACCCAGATAAACAGAATCCACTGATAAATCTGAACTACCCATAAATGGAGGCATCTGAAATCCGAAAAGCGGTATCGGGATCCCCACATAACTGCTCATTTCGAACGCTGGGCAAGATAGGTACTGGTCCCCAGCGGGCATACTTTTTATAGCCAGAACGTCGAGCTGGGACCCCCCTGTTTCCATGGGCTCCAGAACCGCTGAAATAAACATATCAGAGCCAACAGAAGAGCTTACCGAAAGAGGCTCCAAGTCCACGGTCATTTCCCCACCCGCGAGGATAGCCGGTGTTCCAATCGCGAAATTAATCTCGAAAGCCCCGTCACTGACTACCATCGCCACGCCATCCATGGACAGAGAAGGGGTCATTTCTAAAGGCCATGGGCTAACCACCGTAAACCCTTCGGGGACCTCTTGAATGCCTTTAACTACTATCTGTGTGTCAGATGTCAGCGGTAGGCAATTCACACGGGGCTGTGGGCTTCCTGTGAAAGAGACAGTGCATTCCAGGCCCGGAACAGGGAGAGTAATAGCGAGATCGGGAGTTCCGATATCAGAACTACCCTCTATAGGGATAAGGGGATATATCCATTCTGGCGCCTCATCCGGGGAGCACTGGGTGCTAACCTCGAAAGGTGCATTTATACAGTCCACGGTGGTGATAGTCACCCCGCCTATTGAGATAGCTATCGAACCAATAGCAGGAGGGGTATAGGAAGTCGGCATGTCAAAATTGATGTTATCTAAACTTGGTGGTGTATATGACATTACTCTCCCTCCCTATGAACAGACGTGTTCGTATATCACACTATTTTCGTTTTCGATTCCGACGCAAATAATTCTAAAACAATCATTACTTCCGCCATTCACGTCAATAGAAAAATCACCGAAAGAGTCAGAAGTTGTGGAGTCGAGTAAATCTGTTGCCTGGTTTTTATAGATTAAAATGGTCCGTATGGCCGGGCTCCCACTTGATTGAACTGTTCCGGCAATTGTAACTGTGGCCAATTTGGCAGAACCAAATATAACAGCCAATAATCCAGCATTAGAATCAGCCATTATACCTCCTTACTCACTATCCCCAAACCCGGATAAACTTTAAAAAAACGGTATTCTGTGCCGTCCGGCAAAGTCAAAACATCCCCATCAACCAGTCCAGTGTAAGACACCTGCTTTAAGTTTTTTATCACTCCTGTAAATCCGTGAGTCGAATGACCCATTATGGAATCCACAATGGAATATTCCGAATCGAAAGGATCGGGGTCGCCATAGGTCAAAAGAGTGTTGTTGTAGGATATCAATGGAGTATGAGAATAGTTGATTGCCCCAGAAGTGCCGAAACCATCGATTAAGACATAACGACTTGAACTTGCGTTTATAGTCCCTTGGGCATGATACCCATTGTGCTGGGATACCCGACTATTTGCTGAATAAGATTTCGTAAGGTCAGCGGTAATGGTGTTGCTTACAATTGTCTTTATTTCAGCTTTTTCAACATTGGTTGTCGTGGCATCCGATGACCAGATATAAATATGTCCACCTACTTTCCAGGTCGCAGGGGCAGAATCGAGGGCTATGGAGACATCTGACCCTGAACTTAAAGAGGAAGAACACGTTGCAATAGTATCATCAGTTGAGGAAAAAGGCCTCACCATTTTTCCGAAAGATGTCATGTAAGCGTAATCAGAATGTTTCGCCACAATTACCACGGAATCCAAGTCTCCATATACATACAATGGAACACTTGTTGCGGCATTTAAAAATTTAAAATTGTTGGCCAGTGTTTGGTAGTTCACGGAACTGGTGTGTGTGGTGGCATTCCAATGCAACATTCCGTTTATTTCAAAATCTGTGGTATCCCACAGAAAGCGATAATACAGATAGTCCTTCGTACCCTCACCAGTGGATTTTACGACGAACCAGTCCCCCGCCTGGGGGTTATTCTCGTCGACCGCGTAGGCTGAGTCATGGAGGGCCCAGCCGATCCCGGTTGTTGAATAATCATAGGTGCCGTTTCTCTTACAGATGAAGTCCCGGATTCTCGCGAAAGCTTCCGCCTTATTGGCGACTGTTTGGTTTACGAGGTTCACATAAGCCATTTTTCACCTCCTTTTTAAAGGGTGTTTTAGCCCGCCCTTCGGCGGGCAGTGAAGCCAATTAATTATTATAAAATGCGAGATTCTGGAACTGAAGAGAGGAGCCATCCGCAATGGAATAGTCGGTCCCGAAGTCGATGCAGCCAATGACCGTATCGTCTGCGGTGGTATCGTCGTAAATGACAGCGGCACCAGTCGGCCCAATTGTTCCGCCGGACGCCGTCCATGTAACGTTAGTCCATGTGACAGAACATCGATTATTAGTGTCGTCCTCCGTTACGGTAACCCCTGCCAGGATCTTATCGTTCTGGGTGTAACCGGACCCGGTAGCGAGCTGGTGAGATGTTACGTCAGCCAGGGTTGCGTGGGTGTCTGGGTCGAAGGCGAAGGTTGAATCGAGAAGTATCATTTTGAAAACGTCATTCTCGAAATCGATCTCTTTTGTTGCCTGCATGTACTTGAAATGATTAGAAACTGTTGATACGATAGCCATTTTAGTTCTCCTTATTTACGATAATTATGGACATTACCAATTTTCCTTGGTCTGTTTTCATTGATTTAATCGAAACCAGGAAAAGGGTTGTTTGATATGCCATTAAAAAATAATTATAACCATAGAAAAGATCCCACAATTGAGACTCTTCTTCTTTGTTTATTCGAGCCGTAACCGTTACGGTCTTATCCTCCTGGGCCGTCCCTGAATGGACCACCACAGACCCGCCATCGAGAGTGGGAACGTTCGTCACCCTCGCGGCGGTTTCGTTTAATTTCGATTTCGAGTCTTCTTTCATAACGATGTTCCCAGAAGAACTACTTTCGATTGTTGAGAAAGATATCATTTTTATATCCCCAGGAGGAAGTCGGATGCCTCCTCATTCGCTTTTACCTGGACTTTTTGGATTATCTGCCACATAATCATCTCTAATGCCGGTTCAAGCCCATTGGAATCGATCGTGATTGAAGCTTCTCCACTCTCGAGCTGTTTTGTTTTCGCGTCCATATATTCCACTTGGGAATTCGTTAATTTTTCCTGAAGTTCAAATGATTTTTCCCGGAGTTCTTGTTCATCTCTCATGACTTTTTCGATTTTCCACTCCTTTCCGAAACCTTCAGAGGCAGAATCGAGCCCCGCCAGGGCACTTATCGAAGTCTGAATAACATCCCCAGTCGACGCGATCCCTTCACCGATCGAACCATAAGCCGCTGTGAGGATGTCCGCTTGTGCTTGCGCCTCTGAAATATCTATTTTCGCTTTCCATTCGAACGCGGATCGCACTGTTTCCGCTTGAGCCTCTATCCTCGCTATCTCGGTGTCGATTTCCCCCTGAACTTTGATCTCCACCACTTTTTCAGTCGGGATTTCCTCTATTTTCTTTTTAGCTTCATCTGCCCCCGTAGCGTCGACCTCAATGGAAACCACCCTGGCAGCCTCACCCTCCCCCACGAGAACCTCAATCGTCTCTTTCGCGACCTTCAGGTCTCCATCAGAAACATCGACACCGAGCTTTATCTGCTTATCTGTGAGGGAATCAAGTTTATCCTCAAGCTCGTCCACAGCCACCCATTCGCCGTCGACTTTAATCATGACCGGTTTCTCGTCCGGGATTGCGTAGAGATCTTCCTCTATTTCCGTGAGACCTTCCTCTCCGAAGACGAGATCGAAATGCTGATCTGTTATCTCGATTCCTTCCTGTATGATCGTCATCACTTCCTGAGTGGAAGCCCCTGTATCGATGGCAGCAGTTAATTTTGTGGCAATTTCAGTGGGGAAAAGATCAATATCCTCTTTAAATTCTTTCAGGAGGTCTCGGGGTTTCGTAAAGTATGATTCCGGCATGGGTTCGAAATCATCGAGCCAGGTGGCTAAAGCAGCAGCAACAACCCCCAACCCAACAGCCAACCCAACAGGCCCGGTCAATAAAGTTATCATGGTGCCAATGCCGCTTAATAGAGGAGACCCCACCGAGACAACGCCGCCAACAACACCTAAAGCAGTCCCGATTGTTGCTATTTGCCCAGCAAGATTTTTTGTTCCCTCGTCCAGGGAGTTAAACCATTTTACCAGGTCTACAAACCCAAGTACGATTGGCTTTATAGCATTAATCTGGCCTTCGGTTACCGCGATCAGGGACTCGATCGAATCGACGGCCAACTCAATTGCTTTTTCCATTCCCTCAATGGTCGTTAAATCGAGGTCGGCATCTGTAAATATTTTCCCAATCTCATCCCACAGAGACATGAATTTTTCCATGAGAGGAGAGAAGTCATAACCCCCTATTACATCAGTAAAGTTCGCGCCAACTTCCCCGGCAACTTCCGCTACTTTTGCTCCAATATCTCCCCATTCTGGCATGGCGGCCACAGAGCCCACGGCCGATCTCCAGGCGGAAACTAACTTTGTTTCAAAGTCCTCAAAAGTGATATTCGCCATTGTGTTTCGGACATCTTCAATTTTGACCTTTGTCCCGTCCAGGGCGAGGACTGCTTTCGTTCCGAGGTCCTCGAATTGAGTTCCCATAAGGCCAACACCCGCTATCATTTGGGTCTGTTCATTATCGGTCTCACCAATCTTCCCGATGATTTTATTGAACACTTCAAAGACTGTTGTCTCACCGGATTGGAGATTTTTTTGAAGCTCCGTATTATCCAGGCCTATAAGCTTTAAAGAGTCCGCTGTAAGTTTTGAGCCATCCTGGATTCGCACTCGGAACTCTTTAAAGGCATCTGCCGCTTTATCGGCCCCGAGGTAACCCTCCTGGTATCCTGTTTGCATGATGGAAAAGAACTCGCTCGCCGTTGCCTGCCCGTTCGAAAATTGGGTAGCATATTCATTGATCGAATCGAGGAAGTCTCCTGATCCATCCAGGCCTTTTTGATACCCGTCGGCGATGAGATCGAAAGCATCGGCTGCATTAACTCCGAAATTAGACATCAGGGCGGAAACAGCATTCATGGACTCATTCATATCCACACCGAAAGTCTTTTCCAGCTTTCCGGCGTTCTCGACGACTTTACCTATGTCGGTATCGGCATTATCCCCGAACCGCTGCTGGGCCAAAATAACCCCATCGAAGGCGGCAGTGAGATCCTCCACGAAGGCACTGGAATAAGCGTCCCGAGCTATGTCTTTAAACTTTTCGGCTTCTTCGGCGGGGAGACCCAGGGCGTTTACCATCCTCTGAGTTTCTTTTTCGAGATTTCCCGCAGCTATTACCCCTGCGGTGGCCAGGCCCGCCACTGCGAGCTGGGCAATTCCTATTGCTTTCGTCATTTCCTCGAAAGGTGTCGCGATGTCTCCCATGGCGGACCCGACATCATCGAGGCTTTTTCCGATGTCCCCTATGACCCCGGAAACCTTATCTGTCCCAGCGAAAATTATATCGATCGTTTTTTTAACGGTTCCTGGCATTATCTTTCCTCTCTTTGAGAAATCTCGACCATAGTTCGAGTTCTACCGGCGTCAATCTGCCCCATGGAAAACGGTCCGGCATCACTTCGTAAAGAGGTTTCCCCCACTTATCAGCTAAAGCCATCCCAAATCTTACATTTTCGTTATTCCACAGGGCATCTATTCCCCCACTTTACCGAGCCCCGTTAACTCTGTGATTTTGTTTGTTATTTTGTAGAAAACCTGAGGGAAAGCATCCCCTATTCTCACTGCTATATCCTGAGGGCATTCCGGGGTCACACACCCAGCGGTCAGCATCGCTATTCTCCTAACCACATCGTCCGGTGCATTATCCTCTGAAACCCCCATCGCTTCTTTGATGGCACCTATTTTTTCTTTCGTAACTTTCGATCCGATAGCGGAAAGGATTGCACTCGTGTTTTTATTCTGTTGGACTGCCTCGTTTACGACCGCCAGCTCCTCAGCGCTTAGTCCTCGAACCTCCCAGACCATGTCCTTTTTATCGGTATCCCCCGGAAAAAATTTCTCCATTTCCGGGACGGGAACTTTACTGGCTCGAACCAAAAAATTGGCGGTAGCGAACTTGTTCATATCGAACATATTTTTTCTCCTTTTAAAAGGGCACTCTCTTAATCTTGAGAGTGCCCTGGATAATTAGCTCGTAAATTCAGCAGAAGGGTCTTCGGCAGAGATCGTGATATCCGCCTGATTCTGGTCCGCGACAGGGAAAGACCTCTTCATTCCCATGATCCCCTGGGTGAGGACATAGGGCGCCCTGTTTCGATCCGGGAAAAACTTAAAGGTCAGAGTCTTATCCTTTAGTCCCACCAGGGTGTCCGTGATATTATCCTCCATAAGAGCGGTAAATGATGCCTGGCCCAGGGAGGATGAAACGGATCCCACCGTACCATTATAATACTGGGTGGATGCGAGGGAATGGGTGTTTTCCGCGGGGACGAAGTCCAGGGCCTTCCCCACTTCCGCGAAGATGGGTGTGTAAAAAGAGACATATACACGCTTCTCTACATCCCCGGTATGGATCGCAGGGAGGGTGTCATCGAAAGCCACGTAGGCGTTCTTCTTCGCTGTTACTTCTGCGGCGTTACCATCCCCGACGTTATTGGTCGAAAAAGAAGGAAGATCGAAACGCTCAGCATGGGTTCCCACCACCTGGAAAATTTCAGAAGTCGTGATAGCAGCAGCCGCCGAGGCAGTGACTCGAATCTGCCCGATTTCCACGGAATCCACGGCGATAAGCGGGGGTGCCCCTGGATCTCCTCGGACCTCGGAAAAAGCTGTGGTCGTCCCATCGTCACCGGGGACGACAGCGATGGCACCGGCGTCGGTCATGGTAATGGAGTTTACTTTCGAAACGTTCGTGGCCGGTCTGGTGATCGTGTCTGTCGTGGCAGTTACTGTATAAAGAGTTCCTTCTGAATAGGCGGTAAACCCAGCTACCGTTACAGTGTCATCAGTGGCATGGGTGGAAAGCATATCCCGGCCCGTTACCACTCCATTTGGTCTTACCTCAACCTCTTTTCCTGAATACCCGGAAAACACCAGTGCTCCAGATACAGTGAATGTTTTTCCATCTCCAGAATCGGTAGCCATGGAATAGTCTGTGAAAGACTGCCCAGACTCGTACATCATTTTTGCGGTTTTACTTGTTGACATTTTAAGCTCCTTATTTAATTAAACATTTTATTTATTTCGGTTGAGAATCTTACTCTGAAAGATATGATAACTCCGCACCAGGGTGCTTGCCCCTCGCCAATGCTATAATCATAACCCTCGAAAATAAAATCCTCGACGAGACCCCCCAAATCATAGGATGGATCGTCGCCCGGTTCTGGTGCTGTTGTGGACCTATTTAAAGCGGTAATGATATCAGCCGCGAGGACGTCACAAAGGTCTGTAAAAGGGGTCTCACGACTCTTTGTGTGGGCCTCCACAGTTACCTCGATGTCTCTGCCGTCCTGATTATATTTATCCACAACATTGCTGATCGTGGACGGCCAATAATTACATGCCGGGAGATCATGAGAGGTAAAAGGCTTTAACCTCGCCCGCCGGATCTTTTTTAGAGGGAGGTTATACCCATTCGAGGCAGTGACATTTCCCAGGCGGGCTTCTATTTCATCGAGAAACATTTTATTGATCGGTACAAGCACCATTAATATTCTCCTACCAGATTTTGAAGTTCACTTAGAAGCGTCGGAATCTCATCTTCAGCAGCTTTTGTCATGCCCAGGCGGGGTTTTATTTTAACCGATTTTACCAGGTAAAACATTGTTTTTCCCTTTAGAACAATTATCCGCCCTCTAAGAGTCCCACCCTCCTGAAAAACCTGTTTGGCTGTTTTTTTCATGACCCCAGATGGGGTCATGTTCGCCTTCGCTGGGATGTTCAGATAGGGGCCACCGGGCACCTTTTTATAGGCGTTTTTGGCCTTTATGGTTCCGCCATATTCATGGATAGGGGCATAGGCTACCGTCGCCCCGCCCAGCTTGTGCGCGGCATAAAAAGAGCCTTTTAAAGTGGATAGTGTTTTCCCACCAGAAGAAAAAAGGATTGACCGCCGTAATGCCCCTGATCGCACTTTTAAGATTGATCGGGCGTTCTGCTGGGTCTTCGCCTTCGCTCGGAACATAGCGCCATTGATTGTGTCCCTGGCCACCTGATAAGTTTCTTCTGGGAAATCAGAAAGATATTCCTGAACTTTATCAAGACCAACGATATCGACCTTTATGGCGTCTACCATTGGAGGGGGTGGTGCTCACCCTTAATCGAAGCCTTGACCGTCTTTAAAAGCTGGATTTCCGGGGTAGAAACTGTTCCGCCGTCAGTGGACACCGATGTAGCCCCGACGTGTTCCTTTCCCTGGAACTCGTAAACGGTCTGTAGGAGCGACGCCCGGTTAAGGGATCCAGGAACTTCAGATATCCCACCGGTGTAAACCACTTCTATCTCACTGTTCGATACTCTGCTCCATAGCTTGAGGCCGTAATTCGTCACCATATAATCGTCTTCAGAGAGAGTCAGTGTCTCGTATCGAGTCCGAACCGTAACGCTGGATATGGACGCACTGGGGACACCTGGGAGGTATATCATTTGAATTGGGGACATCCCGACGGATATGGATTCCGTTCTTTCTTTCACCTCGAACAGTCTGCCCAGATGAACCTCCAGGGCATAGGCCACGCGAAGGCGGGTATCATCCAGGGCTGGGTATTCGGATATTGACGACCCTTCAAGATCCAGCATGTTTTTTAGATCATCCCATGAACATAATTCAGGCATGGCCATAGTATCACCTCATAAAGAAAAGGCCCCTATCTCAATCCACAGGGGCCTTTTAGAGTTTAGCTATCGAGAGTGGCAGTGGTCGGCATAACCATCAGCCGGGGACCTTTGCATGAAGTCGCCGCGATCTCGCAGGCCGTACCGGTAATGACGAACTTGATCCGGGAATATCGCTTAATTGGGTTGGGAATGTTCAGTTGGTTGGTCTCCACAGCGGTTCCGATATCCACGGAAATGTCATTCTTTGAACCGTCCGCTGTCTGGTCTGCCCAGGCATCGGTCACGCCGTTGTCACTGGATGTTTGAACAGTCGCGACGAGAGTCGTTGCTGCGACGAGAGTCGTAATCAGAACGGTTGCGCTTTCTCCACTGGAGTGGTCGATGGCGGAACTGTAAATTGTACCAGCCGCCAGTGAGGCGTCGTTGAAAATTTCCTCGAAAATATAATTCGAACCGGGATCTGCTTTAGCCATTTGTTTTTCTCCTTAGAAAATTGTTGTTTGTTTTTATGCAAGAATCATACCAAACTTACACAAAAAAGAAAGTTTTATTTACGCTTCGGATAGAACCACTCCGCCAATGTTTGAGACGATGATGCCGTTTCCATCCTCGTCCACCTGAACCACCAGTGTTTCGTCCGCAGCATTAAAAGTCGCCACGTCGTTTGTGCCGTCAAAAGTTCCGATGGTGAGTGTTACGGTATGGGTTGCGCCGGTGGTGGTGTCGGTGATGATAACGAGGCCCGGGCCATGGGTGGTCATGTCCGCAATGGTTGCAGCGATGGCACCGGAAGCATGGGTCAGCTCGATGACGTGTTTATCGGAGTCGACTGCTCCGGTTACGGTTAGTACCTGGGTTGTTCCCATCTCCGCGAGGTGTTGAATTGCGTCGGTGCAATCCACTCCTTTTACATCGAGCATCTGTGTTCTGAGATTCGGTCTCTGAAAATCTACCATGTGTCTTTCTCCTTTTCATTTTGGGTGTCACTATCACCCCCCAGTTCTATATTTTAAAAATAGTAAATATACACACCATATATAGTACACTATATATTACTATAATATATACAGTGTATATATTTAATATAAGTTAAAATCTCATCATATAGCCCTTTAGGGGTAGTTTTAAATGGAGTGTCCTGGAGACCACCCCACTTTATGTTAAAATTGTTTTTACTACGCAGAGATTGTCAGGGGGACGAAGGCTTCCGCGAGGGCGACGCCACCACCAACTCTCTTCTTCAGGACGAACCCTGTCTGGTCATACTCAGCATAACGCTCCACCAGGCGGGTGATCGTCAGGCCGGACCGGTCCCGGACCTTGTAGCCGCTCTTAAAATCACCCAGGAGAACTGGAAAAGAACCGGCCACAATGTCAGGCATACCCTCGGGGTTCACGACGGTGCGACCCAGGAGGTTTGCGTTTCCTGCAGTGTCGAGTTTATCGTCCCAAAGGTATCTGCCCTCCCCGTCTTTCAGCTTCCGATACTCGCCCTCGGTAGTGGAGTTCATGGCCCAGGTTGCGTTTCGCCTGTAAGCCTTTTTCAGGGCGTAAAGCATCTGCTTAAGGATGTCCATACCATTGTGACTGCCGTCTGCAATGTCAGCGGCTACACCGGAGGCGATGGCTGCGGCCTGAACTGCGGCATTGGTGAGAATACCTTTCGGGGAGTCCTGGTCCTGGCCAACGATAAAAGCATCATCCTCTGCCTCTGCTACCGCTGTCTGGAACATCTCCTCGAGCTCTGCCACAATATTAGCAGCGGCATCGTCGAGAGTGTCATTCGAAATCAGGGTGAGAGCACGAACGTTTTTTATGGGGATGATCAGACCACCGGTGTTGAGGGTCTGCTTATCAATTTCGAGACCTCTCGTCCCCCACTGTACGATGGGACGTCCCAGGGCACCCATTTTCACAGCATCTCGGGAGGTGGTTCCGACCTGTACCAGGGGGCGGATCTCTGCCACGTTAGCAGCGGCTATTATAATGTTTGACTCCATGTCCTCGGGAACGAGGAACTGACCGTCAGTGTCGGATGTTCCGGCCAGGGCTCTTTTTTCCTCGGGGGAGAATTCGCTGGGGGTGTTCTCCCCCATCCCGAAGCGGAGATATTTCGAAAAGGCGGCGGTCCTAAGTTCGTAAGCTTCCTGCTCCTCACCGGTGCGCTCGTTGTAACCCTTTTCTTTGACACCTACTCGCTGGGATCTTTTTGAGAAATTCTGGACCTCTTTTTTTATCTCGGTGAGGTCGGCATTGATCGCCTCCACTTTTTTGGCTGTTTCGGCGGTTGCCACTCCACGCTTCTCGGCCTCCTCGATCGCCAGGTCGTTCGCCTCCTTGAAGGCGGTGAAGGTGGTTCTTACTTCGGTTTTCAGGTCTTTAATTTCGTTTTCAAAAGCCATGGTAAATTTTCTCCTAATTTTTAAGTGCTATTTAATGAGGGATGACCGGAGTTCTTTTAGAAAGTCCGTTGTTTCGTCATCTGTTTTAAGTTCGGTTTCACGTTTTTCGGCTGCCGCCAGTTCAAGAAGGGCCTCAAACCGGTCCCGCTCCCCTTCGGTAAACCCGCCGGATCTCAGTTCATCACAGAGACCTTCAACTGTCTTTCGACGCTCGGTGTGATAATCCCGCTGGAAGCCTTCGGATAGTTCGGTTATCTTTCCCCTGGACTCTGCCGGGAGGAGAGAGCCTCTCTTTAAAAGGTCCACGTCACCCTGTGTCAAGCTGGTTTCCTTCACCATGAGGTCCAAATCAACGGTTCCCACGGCATCCATGATCGCGTTTCGGCTTTCCCGGGGAGCTACACCCTCCCGCATTTCGAACTGATCATAATACCGGTCCAACCAACCCATATAAGTCACATGAAATTTGCTAATCGCCGTGTCAATCTTTGACTTGATCTCGTCGGATGTGGGGTTATCACCCATCCAGTAAATGTCATCAATGGTCTCCTCAAGGGAGTAAAGGAGTTTCCAACCCTCCGACCTCAACATTGATTGTTCGTGAGTTTCGTCGAAATCCTCAGATCGAACCCCGGTAATGACCGCTTCATCATTTGCCTGGAAAACGACCGGGCCACATTCGAGCATATCAACTTCCGTGATAGAGCGCACACCCCCTTTAATAGGGTGTGATTTTACGGTATTAAAACCGAATGAAAAGCAATCCACATCACCGGCCCTTACGTGTTCGTAAGCTTCTTTACCAGCCCTGGTGTTAAGGTTAAATTGGCATTTCGCGTACGGGCCATAGTCGTCCTCCCGTAATTCGAGGATCTTCCCGCATAGTTCGCGGTGGTTCCAGAACAGGCGGGTTCCTGTTGCTCCTCGCTTTTCGAACGTGTTTTTAAAAGCCCCTGCCTCGAACTGGGTCCGGTACGAATCGACTGAACCCCATTTCGTGAGGTACGCCTCACAAGTCCCGTCTTCTGTGGTCCCCCGAATTTCTCCGGCGGTCCTCAGCTCGATTTTGGGCGGGGTGTCGCTTCTCCTTTCGAATTCGTGTTCCAAATTTGCCATCCCTTTAATCTGTTATAGTTTTTAATGGAGTGACCCCATCTTCTAAAAGAGTCACCTTATCCACTTTTTTCTTCGATTTTGCCAACCTTGCGGATCGAATAAAATCCGAATTTGCGAGGTTGGCTGTCAAATCGTAAACCCTGGTTTTGGGTTTTCGCCCACTTAAAAATTTCCTGTTTTTCGCTGCCATTAATCCACCCAACCTTTCCCGTATGGCTTGCCGGGAATCATAATATCTGTTGCGTCTATTTTCAGCTTCGGAGTTGAGAATATTATAAATTCACCTTCCC